CAACTATCTTTATGTCGGCATAAGAGTAATCTTTTCCACGATTTATTATTATGACTTCTGTAATTTCACCAGTAGTTGTATTCGCCTCTGTTCTTGCAATTGCGTTTTCGCCGTCCCCTGATATGATTACACGCGGAGAAATTTTGAATATACTATTCCTTGCTGGTAAAGTATCAAACGGCCTATCTACAAGAATTCTTCTTTCTCCGCCTGAGGTAAAATAGTTTAATATCGTTCTTATTTCGCCATCCCCAGCGCCTTCATCGATGTAAATCGAAGAATTCTCATAAAAACCGGCGTTTGAAGAAAGGGCATATGAATCGCTTTCAAGAGAAAATATCAAAGTGTTTCCATTTACTGCAGATTCTTTAATACTCCCAATCGCGTAGCTTGCATATCGCGATCCTGGGTTTTCAAGAATAACTGTATCAATTGATCCCGATACGGCATTCGCTGTTACAGCAGAATTTTCGAAAACTGGAACGTAATCAGAAGTTGCGAACTTCTGCCACTGTGATGCCGTAATCGAATATAGGTATTTCCACTCGTATCCGTCTGATTTGCGGTAAAAATCATCTTCTGGTTCAACCTCAGAACGAAGGGGTTGAGCTATCGATGGAATTCCTCCATTATTGTTTAAACACTTGAACACATGATAAGATCCGGCCTCCGACGAAACAACATAAAAATTCTTTGACTGAAGATCTTCTGCAACATGATCATACATATCATACACTATTCCACTTTGCCATGGAATATGTTTCACCATATGAGCTATATCAGATGAAGCTATTCTTTTACCAAAGATAAGTTCATCATAAAGCTCATAGTGTGTTCCTGAAGTTGATGTATTTGGATCCGGAGGAGATGCGTCATTCTGAAAGCTGGTGCTTTTGTGGGCACCAATATAGTAAATAGTATTTTGCGGTTCGGTGAAAGATTCAACGAACTGTTTAGCAGCATGTGTTTTAAAATAGTTTGTAAGAAGCTTCATTAAAAATTTCCGTAATGTTAAACTATGTGATTGATATACTACTATCAATCACCTTTGATTCGGCGGTTGCCCCCGTTGTTTTTACAACACTTCCAAATAAGAGTGTTCCAGACACATGCATAGCCCTTTTAACGATTTGTTCATATCTATTTAAAGATAGGCCAGATAATACATCATATGAATATTCCTGATAGTATTTATTATCAGGAATCTTTTTCTCTGAATTTAAATGCGATGTTGTAGTTTTCCAATAACCTTCACTTACCCCTTGGCGAATGGTTTTCGATATTCCGGTGATGATGAATTCGTTACCATCTCTCTGTAATGAAACTTCTCCATCGTCAATATATCCAAATCCAGAGTCAATGATTTCAACAGAAGTGGCGATTCCGTTTGCCGAAATTGCCGTAGCGCTTATATTGGCGTTTTCACCAATTACGTTTGTCGCTTCATCTTGAGTAAACGATACAATATCGCCAGTAGCTCCAGTCGTGTATCCAATTAGGGGCACAGATGAATTAAAACTAATGCCAAGACGGTTTCTTTTAACATACAATATTGTATTATTCTCAATTGTTTCTATATGCTTAACGACACCTTTCACCGTTGTGGCTAGTGCTACTGTTTGAACGACTTCTTCTCCTATTAAATAGGATCCAGTTACGTTACTTAGTGTTATGATAATATCCCTTCTCTTATATGAAGAGATTGATTTATTTCGAACAGTTACAAATGGATCTGCTGTATATTCAGCGCCAGGATTGACTGAAGATAGTAGCGAAATTTTACCAACGTCGAGTATGCTTGTATTAAGTAGATCTCCGATAAGAGTGTTTTGCCCCCCAAAAGGATTCTTCGGAAAACCGTATCCGTATACTAGCGCTGATGATATATTTGCAACAGTTCCTGCAGTAGTTGGAAGAGTTAATGTTGGGTTATCGAAATATCCTTCACCATTCGTATCTACGACAATAGATGTAATGCTGCCGTTACCATTCGTTAAAATATATGCATTTGCAAATGCTGTTGGGTTACCATTTGCAAATCCTCCTCCATTAAACGAAATGCGAGCGTTGTTAGCATATCCGCTTCCAGCTGTATTGATTGTCATGCTCGTCGCATACCCAACGCCAGAACCCCTTCCGTCCAAAAGAATATTTACAAATGGCACGCCTACTACATTATTTGCTCCAACTACGTCAGTGTATATTGTAACATCTTCTTCTACATCTTCAATCGCACCAATTTTAAAATTAGCGCCATAACCTCCAGCAAATCGAGTAATCTGTTTCGCTACGTTAATGATATTATTATTTGCATCGCGAGGAGGAGAGATTAACTTTTCTCTTTCTGTGTATAGGTATGTAGAATAAGCATTGTTAGTACTTACAAAATATGGTGACGTATTTCCAAATACGCCGATCGACGAAGTATTTTGACCAATTATCATTCCCCTTACAAAGAAATCTTGAGTACTGGTAATGGTTCCATTTGTAGAGTTTGTATTAGCAAGATATACTGCTGTTGCACCAGACTGTGTAGAAGACGCTATCGTATATACCGTCTTACTACTATCACCTCGAAGTTTATTGCCGGCATCAAATGTACCAAACGTTACATCTATTATTATGTTGTTTCCAGTTACAGATAAGACTCTTCCTCTTGCACCAGTATAAGCGTTTGGAATTGTAACAGATAGAGGCAATGATGTAGCATTACTCGTCGCTCCTCTTAATACCGCGCCTACTCCAGTCTTAATCGTTCCCCAAGCTGGAGTTATGACCAATTGTGTCGTGTTTGCTGTGAGTACGGTTCCAAATGCATAGGAGATGGTTAGATTGCTTACTGGTTCGCGAATAACCTGATCAACCCTTTCTCCGATTGTATAGGTTCCTGTCGGTGAACTAATTCCAATAACATATCTACTTTCCTCAGTAACGTATTCACCGACGGTGAGCGCAGCAGTTCCAGTCAAACTGAGGTTAACCGATCGCTTATCCCTGAAAGTCCCAAAATTTGTTTGAACAGTTATGATACCATTTGCACTAGGTGCGTTAACGATATTTCCTCCAGAATCTGTATTTGCTATATCTACTATTACACCATTGGCAACAAAGGAAGCACCATTTCTTCCGGTTATATAATTGCCAATTAGGTTTGCATTAGCTAATATGGGCGTAGCCGATATAACAGATATCTTTTCAATTGGTTGATACACTGATTCATATTGAATAAAATCGTTGTTGGTATTGTTTGCAAATGCAATTGCATCACTAATATATACGTCGGTGTAATCGTCAGCGGTGTAGCCCCAGCCTCCGTCTTGAATTTCAAAATCAACTCTTCCCGTTGCGGCTCGAACTCCGGTAACTTTTACCTTTCCCTGTAATCCTTCAGTAGTAACAATATTGAATACATCACCAATTGCATTGTTTCTACCTCCTAATGTGACGTCTACTTCAGATAAAGATCCCTTTATTTTAGGGCAATTTATTAGAGAACCATCATCAGTAATGATTTCGCCAGTCTGAAAGTTTCCTCTCAATCCGCTTAAGTAAAGTACATCAAATACTTTCCCCTTCACTCTTTTGCGAACAATACTTTCAACAAATGCAATTGCACCTGACTTAGCACCAGTGATTTCCTTATTGATAAAGTTTACAGTTCTATCTGACTTTGTTACTTCAAGATAGAACGGCTTATACCACAATGAATCTGAAAGGCGAAGTATATCTTCACCTGGATAATAAACGTCGATTTTTTCGTTGAACAACATTCTCATAAGTAATTCAAGAGATTGTTTAGATCCCTTTGTTCGATAAAAATCTGATATATGTTTTATCGCAAATCTTTTATCAGTTGCAAAAACATATGGAAAATCTGCTAAATACGTTTCTTTGAAATGATATATGAACTTTTCAAGCGATGTATCAACATCGGCTGTTGTAAAAATATCACGACCCATTTTATGTGAGTATAAATCGTCTGATTCAAGGAATTCATAATACGCTGTAATGAAAGCAACTAAATTAGCACCTTCTTCCCGATATACTTCTGGAAATTGTGATTCAATTAATTGCGAAAGTTGTTTTGTAAAGTCTAAAGCCATTAACTTACACCAATAACGTTAATCGAGATATCTTCATCACGGATAGACAATATTCTATTCTTTGGAGTAGCTATTGTTTTTGTTCTTGTTTTTGCATACAAATTAATCCCTGATCCAATAAAGGAAGAAACCTTCAATTTCTTAATAATACAACGGCCAGTGTCATAATCAATTGATCCAACATTAGAATTTAGAACAGTAAATGATGTGCCGGAATTCTTAATAATTTCAAGCACGCCTTTACCATTATCCTGTATAAAGCTTAAGTTGCCATCATATGTAAAGACTGAAGATCTTAACGCTGAAGTCTGATTCATTAGTGAATCGCCTTCTGCAAGTACACGATTGATGATCAAAGGATTATTAAAGGTGACATCATAATTTGATTCTGTACCAAGTATTGGGTTCAAAGAAATAATTGGAAGTACTTCCATATCATTAGACAGAATATTACTATCAGATGCATCTATAATTGATGATAAATTAGATGCCCTAAATGTGAGTTTAAAGTCCGATAGCTTTTCTTCGTTATATTTTGTGATTGTATTAAGCACGGTTTGCTTAATATCTGCTTCTGTAATCGATGTAGTTTTGGTATTAAAATAAACCGTTAAATTAATTCCCATAAACATATACTCTGGTGATATTACAATGGGTTCTATCCCAATTGGTGAGCGCTCATGAAGATATGCAGCGTATTTCGCCTTATTATTTTCCGAGACGCCATTCGCGTTTTTAAGATCAATCGCTATCACTACCCTTCCATAGCGAGGAGGATTCAATTCTTCTCCTCCATATACCGAAATCGCCTGTATTTCTGGAAATCTATTCTTCAGAATGATTTCGTAATCACTCTCTGTAATTGCTCTATCTTGAATTTGAAGTGCTCTTGGTGCGAAATATTTAACGGATGCAATACTTTCTTCTTCTAGCCCGCCTTCACTCCTGCCATTCAATATAACTGTAATAGGATATCCTTGAATATTGCCAGCTGCAGCAAAGCTAGTAATATCGTTTGCTTCAGGCCCGCTCGTTACTCGGTATTCTATTCTGATAATACTTCCAGGCGATGGTTGTTTCCCAAAGGTATTTAGTCCAAATATAACTTCATATTGGTTGTTACCGTAAGATTGAATGTAAAAAACTGCAGAGTCGGGTGTATTACCAAATATACTCGTTTTTAACGTATATTCTTGTTCAACTGTAGCATCTATAGAATCTTTAACATATGCTTTAACGCTTGTTGTGTCAACGTCAGTGTTTGTTATAACACACTTTAGCGGATCAGAAGTAACATTGAAATACTCTTGTACGTATCTTCCTTCGTAAATTTCTAGTCCAGTATACGAGTATACCCCAGAAACAGGCGTAACTGTAACAGCGTTTTCATTATAGAAGTTGAGTATTTTGTTTCCGCATTGTGCAATAAATGGCGTACGAGATGGTATTACAACAAACGATGGAGCATCGTTTACTGAAAGTGTAACGTTGATTTTTGCCCTTGCACTTATTTTTGATCTTGGAACATAATTAAGCGTTTTTGCATGAGACACCACTGAACTTCTTAATAAAGCCGAATCAAGAAACATCTCGTTCATTGCCATATTAGTAAAGAACCCGTTTTGAAACGTATTATAAGCAAGAATATCAAGTATTACACTTAGGTTTGATCCTTCAAAGTTATAGTCTTTGAATCTATCTTGACCCTTCAAAAAGTCTCTTAGGTTATTTTTGATTTCTAAAAAATCGAGTTCGGTGATCGACGAGTTTAATGCCATTATCTGACCCTGTCAAGTGTTATTGTTACCGTAAGTGGTTCTTGTATATTTATTATGCGATAAACGATAATAATGTCAATGCTGTTATTATCTATTGCTCCAATGATATCTACTCCAATTATTTCAGCCCGAGGTTCAAATGATTGAACCGAAGCAGTAATCATCTCTTTAGCTGTAACTACCATTGGAGGCGTGAAATTTTCAAATAACATGCTGCGAATATCGCAGCCGATATTTGGTTGGAAAAGTCTTTCTCCACGATTCGTCATAACTATATTTCGAATTGATTCCTTTACTGAATCCTCGTCAATCTTTCTCGATATATCTGAGTTAACTGGATTTAGCAATAGAGTTTTGTGAAAATCAGTGTATGTTTCAGATTTTCTTCTGCTGAGAGGTGTAAGTGCCATTATAGATTATCCCCTTCATATAGACCTTTTCTATATGATTGTTTCTTATGATTGCTCAATGCAAGACTATTATAATTACCCCAAATTGATATATGTCCCCGAGTATCAACATGAATAAACTTTGAATATGTGCCAATACCATCAAACCCTTCTTCACTACATGCACGAATGAAATTGTTTCTAAATTCATCTGACTTTCCGGCCATGTTAACATCTAACGCTTGTCCGAAATTATGTTGTGATCGTCCAGGTTTAGCAACGCTTTTCTGAGACGGGCCATTTTTTGCGATAGCAGCATTATACAATCTTTGTTGCTTAGCAGAACTTCTATATGCACTGTTAATACTCAAAATTGTATTAAGTTTTTTAGCAACTCTGAAGATCCGAACCCAAACACCAATTTCTACCTTTTGCCAGCTCAGAGGAGCTTCATCTTTATTTAGAGTAGAAAAAGATATCATATTTGAAGCCGCGAAGGAGTTACTGTTAATTTGTTCGATCGTTGCAGATATGATTTCATTTGCCATACTAATTTCTTCCGTGGTGAATTCTTTATTAATATGAGCGCCTACTCCTGCATTGTTTATTACTTGAGCCGCGTTGTTTTTTTCTGCTATAATAACAAATGGATCTTTACGGAAGTGCCCAGCCTTTACGGCATCAGTTGTGGCTGTCACAGAAAAATTACTAAATAGGGCAGATTGAATTACATACGCGTTAACAATACTCTTAAGCCCATCGACCGGAGATCTCATAAACGCACCTACAATTTCTGTTAACTTACAAAGACGAAAAAGAATATACGCTATTACTTCCGGAGTAATTTTTTCATATCCTCCGGCCATTTGAGCAATGATACTTTCAATTTTCGTCTTTATGTTTTTTATATTAAGATCGCTAAAAAAGTTTTTGGCTCGAGCAAGTTTTTTCGATATAGCATTTGCTGTAGCGATCGCCATATTCTTGAATGATTCAATTTTCTTAACTATATTGTTTATTTGCTGTAAGAACCTGTCTTTTAACGAATCAACTAGCTTATTCAAAATGTCTTTAATCGAGTTTAATTTATCTATTACATCTTTTATTGAAAAGTTTTTCAATTGATCAATTAGGCTTGCTCCAGCTGACACTAGACCAGCAACCTGTAATAGGTTGCCGTTAAATGCAGAACAAAATCCACCGCTCAAAGACGTTTCGAAATTATTATTGTAGTATAAATCAAGTTGTGTATAATAACTGTTGATTTCTAATTGTGAATCATTTGTTACTTGTGAAGCGTTAGATTGACCGCCAACACTGGATATTGTCGAATTATAAGAAGACAATAATGAATTCAAAAATTCAAGATCATATTGAGAAAATTCTAAAAAGTCTGCGTACTCAGCAGATAATACAGGACCTTGCTTAAATCTCTCCAATACAAGAGGATATGTTGTACCATTTGGGTCTACATTGATTAATGCTTCTTGTGTTAGCGCAATAGTCGAGTATATTACATCTTGATCATACTTTATTGCTGGATTCACTTGTAAATTATATAGTTCATCAAATGAATATAACTGAGAAGTTAAATCGCTTATTGTTAATGCTGATATAGAATACTTTGATGTTTGATTGTTGAATGTATTACATGTCATGTTAATTCGCCTGGTAAATCTGGTGTTATTGGATTTGCTTGACTTGTAGAAGATTCATAGTCGGTGTCAGATGATACTCCTCTTGCAATTGCTGCTGGAACATTTGCAGCAATTGCAACTTCAGCAGAACCAGGCGCTTGTCCTGGACTATTTAAGTGAATTTCTGATCCTCCGATCTTTACAAATTCTCCTGTTTTCATATCAATGCCATCTGTTGATTCAACCGCAACCTTTTTACTAGCCTTTATCCCAATATTCCCGGCCTTTGCCTCTAAGCTAAGTTTACCGATCGATAAAAGATCAATGTTATCTACGCGCGCAGTTGCAGCGATTCTAGATCCAGCAATGTCAATTGAATCTCCAGCGTTAATCGTAACTCTTCCTCCAGAAGTGATGCTAAAATCTCCTCCAGATTGAAATTCCATATCACCTTCTGCTTGGATGACGCATTTTCCTCCTTGAACAAGTATACCGTATCCAGTTCCATATACACTTAATTTAGATCCGGTAACAACTTCCTCCATGTTTCCTTCGCTTGAATTATGAGAACTACCAAACGATTTGATCGTCACATTTCCATGAGAATCGAGAGTAACGTGTGAACCGGATACGTGCGTGATGCTGATGAATTCGTTATCATCAGTTTTTCCTGCTAACTCGATATTTGATCCATATTGTCTTGCCTGCCACACAGATGTACGTACATTTGATGCGATAGGCCGCAATGGTTCTTCTATTGTGTGATCTCCAAACTGTGTAGTTTTTCTAAATGTTGCTTGAGTTACAATTGGCGATTTGTCGATTCCTTCGCCATGAAACTGGTAAGGCATGCTTACTGTTCCATAATTATCGTGCGCATCCTGTGAAGATGCTAAGTACGGATTAACGTTACCAATATCGTACGAGGTTTCATCTGGTTTTTGTAATGATTTGTTGAAGGTTGAAATAATAGCATTATGGTTATTGGGATCTGCAAACGCTTCCCATGTAGGTGCAAGTGAAGTAAGCAATTCTGACGTTACACCATTTGTCTTTATGTAACTATTTAGGTCTCCTCCAGTATATGCTTTATATCGTCTTTTCGCTAATTCCCATGCATAATAGTCCTGATTTACTGGAGTCATTGGAGCTCCTCCAGAAACATCTTTCCAGGTTCCATAGGTAAATTGGTATCGTCCGGCTGCGGTACTTGTACCGCCCGGTCCAACTATGTTAGGGTGGTTCCCTGACGTATCGAATGTACCTCCGCCATTTAACACATCGTATTTACCGGCACTTTCTTTCGATGCTATTGCATCAAGAAAGGCCCTTTGATGTGACTCAAGAGAAGTATTTACTGCTCGACCCGTATCAACCGGATAATTTCCCGTAGTACCCATACTGTATGGCGGTAGCGATGCACCTCCAACCGCTGGAAGAGAAAACTTTGCTGTATTGATTACACCAAAAACAATCGGATGCTGAGCATCTCTACCATCCATGAAGCAACCTATTACTAGGTCGCCTTCATCCGGCATAGAGGTGAACTTAGAATTTCTTACGACATGCGCCCATGGAAGATCTTCTTTATATACTGCCCCAGACCCTACT